GCGATTTCTTCAATCGTTAGACCGCAGTCAGCAGGAACAATAACGGCTACGCCGCCGTCATCTGTTGGGTAAATGATTCGTTGGTTCATGGTTGTCCTTTAGCGGAATATGGAAACTGAAACGGCGTCTGAGTCAACAACAGAACCAGCATTATTTGCCGAATAAACTCTTACGCTGCTAGTCAACATTGTTGCTGCACTTACTGGACACATTAAAGTACCCCCAGATACGTTAGATGCAGATCCAGAAACATTATAGTTAGCATCAGGCATCGCAGTAGTAAAGTTGACTGTGTAATCACCCGTACCATTATCGGTAATACTCGATACATTCCCTGATGCGCGAATAGCTACCGTACCTGTACCGTTAAAGTTCACCCATGCCCTGCAACCATACGCAGTAGCTACCGAACCATAGCCGGAGTTGAACTGAAAGTTACCACTCGCATCAAATTCCCCACGCTGTACACCATCCGTAGCAAAGCCTAAACGATTCGCACCGGGGAAATAAACACCCGTATTCGTATCCGTACCCTGAAACGCAGGTGTGCTTACAGACCCGTCTGTTCCTGATATACCGCTAGTTCCGCTAATCGTGACAGTCATTTATTGCCTCAACCAAGTATCTGAACCACCACTAACCTGAGTCCAAGTATTACCACTAGCAGCCACTACATCCCAAGTATTCGAGCCAGTAGGTACTTCAGTCCAGTCATTATCTACTACCGTCTGTTCTGTCCATGTATCAGACTGAGGAGCAACATCAACCCACTCATCCCCAATAATCTGACCCCTAGCCGTGATAATCGCTACAGCATTAACATACCCAACCGCTGCGAATATCCCATTACCAGCACAAGTTACCGTCGCACTACACGCTACAGCAGCATCGCCCTGATAAACAACACCACCGTTAGCAACAACAGTAGCCGTTCCAGTAATCGATCCAGCACCAAACTGAATCCTGATCCCTGTAGCCGTTACCGTCGCATCAGCAGTAACCGCAGCACTACCAAATAAAATCTTGGTCGCATTAGCTACTACTGTTGCCGTTCCTGTAATAGCCGCAGAACCAGCATAAACCGCTATTGCATCAGCACTAACCGTTGCTAAAGCATTAACAGATGCAACACCAAAATTTAATATACCGCCGTTCGCTGTAACAGTCGCATCAGCCGTTATAGAACCTGACGCTAACCTTACCCGAATACCTTCCGCTGTTACTGTTGCCGTTCCATCAATACTCGCAGACCCGAATAGAACAGCACTACCTAACGACGCATACGGAGCTTGAGCGTATGTGCTAATCCCAAACATTTAGACAATCGTCCAATACAGCCCCGTAGGAACCGTGACAGTCACAGCGTTACCTACCGTTACTTCATGCCCACTTATGCCGTTATAACCAGCAGGAAACGTCACAGACGTATCTACCGTGTTCTTGCTAAACAAAATGCTATTCACCGCACCAAAGCTCTGAGCATACGCAACATTATCCGCATCCTCATGCACAGACTTGTCAGATGGATAAGTAACGAATACATCTTTAACATTAGCCGCAAAGTCAATTGCTGAAGTAGTACCAGAGCTATTCGATAAGATCGTATCCCTAGATAGGGTCGTACCAGACGACGTATACGTACCAATACCGACTTCCCAAGTATTCGCTGTCGGATCGACAATGGCATAGTAAGTCGTGTTTCCATTGCCAATATCAGCAAACGAACGGAATCCAGCCGCAGCACCAGCTAAAGTTAGAGTACCCGTACCTGATGTGGTACTGGTCTCCTTAATCCTGTCTTTAACGACTAAAGGCATGGTTTACGCCAAAGTAACAGACAACGAACCAATAGCAATCTTGAAAATATCACCAGAGGCAATCGTCTTAGACGCATCTAAAGCCGTGTGATACAACAGATTACCGCTAGTAGAAGCGTCCAGAATACCAATCCAACCAACGGTTCCCCATGACCCTGTTGCTTGTGGGAATTCAACAGCACCAGAGTTCGTAGTCACACCGTTACTAGGCGCACCAAACGTCACCGCAGTACGAGCATAAGACCCACCTGAGACCTCTGTACCCGTATCAGCGTCAGTAGGATCGCTAGTGTAAAGACCCACATAGACCGTAGCAGGACTCGTATAGCTCGTATTACGCAAGGTAGCGTTAATCAGAGCGTCCTCAAGATAGTTCGACATTTCTGCCATGATTTACCTCACGTTATAAGACATTGACATAGGTTGACCGCTGTACTCACTCGACTGGTCAGACGTATTGATAGCCGCTATCGCACGATCATATAAAGCAGACCATGTTTGCAAACGAGCATCATTCATTAGATACGGCTCTGCTTCCCCTAACGACGCATACAGCAACGCATCAGGATAATTCGCTAGGAATACATTGCTCGTATTCGCATCACTCAAGAGCGTAGGCTTAGAGTAATACAACATTTGCAACGTATAAGTGGTATCAGGAATAGGAGCTAATTGAATCTCAGAGCCGAGAATCGTATAGTCCACAGGTCTGCCACTCTCAGTCGTTCTGGCAGTCTCGTAGAAGCTGTTAGGAGCCTTGTAGCGCAACGTAAACACCGGATTAGTGTTCAGATGTATGTCGCGCATCTCTAGGAAATCAGTCGGTAATCCAACCGTAGAATCACCACTAGTCGTTGTCGCTGTGGCAACTACTAGCATCTGACGAGTCCGAATGTCTCGTCTAAGCCGTTCTTCCGCTAGTCGGATAAAGTCAGGAATGACGGTGGTCAAATCACTACGGGCTAGATAGCTTGCTACCGTAGTCTTTAAGTCCGAATAGGAAGTAAACGGCATATCATTCCTCTAATTGCTCAAAATCTTTCCATCCGTACTCATAGGTTCCTATGTGTCGAATGTGCATAGACAGTTCATGGTCAACGTAGGTCTGGAATCCTTCACCACCAGCCTTGACGCAGAAATAAACATCCTCGCCACAGACTCCATTCTTACCCCATCCAGCATCAAACCAAGGTCTGCCAGTCTTTTCAAATACCTCTTTGCGGATCAGTACAGCACCAAAGCCAATCGCTGTAACTTCCTCAATGCCCTCTTTACCACGACTATCGATGTTTTCCCATTTATGGACTAACGTCTCACCGTCCATATACTTCGTCATCACCTTAGCCGTAGGTGTTACAGGCTTCCTTCTCGTAGTCGCATTAACGCCAACGATAGGCACTTCACGACTCAGCAGAATAGTAATGATGTCAGGAGGAAACCGCATATCGCTGTCCACAAAGAACAACGCATCACAGCCCTCTTTCAACGCTACCTCTGCCAACTTCTCACGCTGGTCAAATATCAGCGTTCCCGGCATCGTGTAAAGACTTAAACCACCCTTACCATCCTTGCATCGGACAGACGCATCATGTGCAGCCATCTTCGCAAAGTCAAACGCAAATGCCGTGTGAACCTCATCCCTTGCAGGAACGCAAACACCAACTCTCATACTGTACCTCGATACGTTTTCCAGACAGCATTATCAGGATCATTCAGCCACTTGGCAAATCCAACGTCATCAATCACCCTGAAGCCTTTCATAATCCCCATCTGGTTAAGTACATCAATAACCGTAAAGGGTATTCTGGCTACATGGTGCAGATCGTTTAGACCGCCTGACCTCTGTTTATCGAAATCTAACTGAGCCTTGTTAGCCTCAATGATCTCGGTAACATCCTGCTTCGTCTCGATGACAATCCCACCGTCACCGTCCTCATATACTGTTTGAGTCCGTATCTGGTTACTCATAAATCCTTTCGTAGGTCTCCCCGACCCTAGAGCCGAGGAGATTTGCTACTAAAATGTTTACAAACTCATATCTAGATCGAAAATTCCGCCATGAGCTGCTTCGTTCTTAACTTCCAGAGTGACTTCAGCCAGCAACTGAGTATTCTCAGAGTCACCAGTCTTAGCCAGATCGTTAGTCTGGAACGGACGCAGATACGCCAATGCTGCGTATTCTGGATCGAGTACCAGAGCCTCACGGGTACGCATGAAGCGGTTAGGAACAACCGACATCGTGCCGAAGTCAGACATATAAACGTCAGCAGCACCGATAATGGTAGTCGGAGTGTTACCCGGAGCCATGTAACGCTGTGCAGCGATACCAGCAAACGAGCTAACCTTCTGCTTACCAGCCGAACCAACCATCAGAATCTTAGGCGAGCCACCCGAATCAAATACCTCTGCAACAACAGTCTTCAGCAGAGCTTCGGTGAAAGTACGCTGAGTACCGTCAGTACGAGTCGATACACCGATAGTTGCTGGATCAGCACCGTCAGAGGCTTTGTCCGAGTTAGTCTTGATCCACGACAGCAGCGAACCGAGCTTACGAGCAACAGTCGATGTACCAGCCGAACGACCTTGGTTAGCCAACAGGATAGTTTCCAGATCACGCTTCAGTTCAGCCGATGCTTTAGCCAACTGATAAGCCTTTTCCGACTTACGACCAGCCTTGTTTACTGTGTCCAGAGTACCCGAAACCTGAACGGTCTTTTGGATAATCTGAGTGTAGTTACCTAGACGAACGGTAGGAGCCAGAGTAGCCGATGTAGCGTCTGCACCTTCAACCGCTGCGTTAGCCGTAGTAGCAGCAGCCAACGAGTCAGTCTGCCACTCGTGATACACGGCAGTTGCTTTGGTCTTGCCAATCGATGACATAAACGGGGTTTCCGTTGGGGAAATGTCATAGATGATGTCGGTCAAATCTTCGCGCTGACCAATCGCGCTATGTGCTGTAAATGTAGCCATGATAGTTCCTATAAGAATCGTTCAAATGCTTTTGCGGCATCTGCAACCCGACCGGACTGCTTTGCTCGCGCCTTTAACTTATTCAGTTCCTCGTTACTGTCTCTGCTCTTTCCTACACCCGACTTCATAACTTTCGGGGCTTCGTTCACCTTCTTCGTGATGGCAGGTTTAGAGCTTTGCAACTTATCGTATTGCATCGCCTTGTATAACGCTAGAACTGCACGAGAGTCATAAACCCCCGCTAACTCTTGTTCAGAGAATCCTAGTTTGAGTCCAAACTCCCTAAGTTCCCGCTTCATCGCATCACCCTTCTTCGGGTCAGCATACTCAGGAATAACCTCTGCCAGCTTACGAGCCTCAGCCTGTATCACAGACCCTAGCTGCTCCTGACGTTCCTGCTCCTGCTGCATCGCAATTCGCTGTCGTTCGGCTTGAACTTGAGCTAACTGCTTCTCCCGCTGACTGAGTTCTGCGACCTTAACGGCATAACCGATAGGATCGTTTTCCTTCAAATAGTCCAGATTCTCTGTCTCTGGCTGCTGGTTGAGCATCTGCTCAATAACCTGCAACCGTTCCGCATACTGGTCTCGTAGGTACTTGGCTTCCTCGATACGCTGTCGTTCAGCCTCGACTACCTTACGTTCTTCAGCTACGGCTTGCGATTTCTTTGTATAGTCCGTGCCAAGTTGATAAGACTTGATAAGCTCATCGAGGGTTACTTCACGTTCTTCACCGGCTGCTTTCACCCGGAACGTCTGAGGCTCCTCTTGCTCATCCTGCTCATCTTCTTGTTCTACCTCATCAGACTCATCAGCTTGCGCCTCAATGTCATCAGATTCGGCTTCGCTATCGTTGGCTTCGGTTTGAGATTCAGGTTGTTCCTGTTCGGAGCCTTCTTCCCCACCCATAAGACCCAAGATAGCGTCAGCTGCACTACCTACATTCAACTCTGGACTACCGGATTCCGGTGTCGTTCCTTGAGTATCGCTCATCTTTTCTTTCCTAAATTATATCGGGAACCGCCCGAAACGGGTTACAAAATCTTTAACCGCTTCTCCTCAATTAGCTTGTCTGACGCTAACCCTTCGAGATACGTTTCAATCGACTCTAATGCCCTCAACTGACGATAAGCAGACTCTCTAATCTCTACCTGACCATAATCGCTAGTTGCGAACTTGGCAATCTCTTGCGACCGGAGTTCTTCCATCATTTGCTGAAAGTTCTCGTCCTTCAGGAGTATCTCAGCCCAATATGCTTTACTCATGCAGTCAGATTCCCTAGCTCTTTGATCGCCTTCAGGACAATATCAGCCTGTTTAGCTCTCGTATCCTCGTCAGCCAAGTCCATCGCTAAGATCGCCTGTAGCTGCTTAACCGCTAACTCAGCCTCACGAATCCTCATGTCAGCCTCTTGCTGTTGGGCTTTCATGCTCATTTCCATGCCCTTACGGGTAAACTCAGCCTCTAACGACTGACGCTCTAGGTCTAACTTCGCAGCCTCGATCTGAGTCTTAGCTTCGGTCTTTTCACGCTCTACCTGAGCCAACATCTGAGCTACTTCAGCCTGTTGATCTGGTGTTGGTGGCTGTGGCTGAGATAACTGCTCGTTCAACTCTGGAGAAATCTCGTTAAGGAAAGCGTTAGCATCCTTGAAACCAGACGCTTCAATCATTCGAGCCAACGTATCTCGGTACTGAGCAACGCTAACCAACGGATTACTCGCGCCGAACTGAGTCAGAATCTGCTCCTGCTTGCCCATAATCATCTGAAGCATAGCTAGTTTCTGCTCTCTATCGCCACTTCCAAGACCTACGTTAATGCTTACGTCGTACTGATTCGTCCACGATCTAGGGTCAAACGTAACAAACTTGCCACGCATACGGACAATCTTTGCCTGATCCTGATACTTACCCAATAGGTGCAGAATCCCCTTAAACAAGCTCTTAACGCCTGTCTCAGCAAAGATACGAGCAATCAACTCCAGCTTGCCAGAGTTAGACTTCATCATCGCAGCAATAGCCGTAGCGGAAACATTGTTCAGCACGTCAGGATCAAGACCCTGTTGCTGGTCATTAACACCTGTACGTTTAGCCTGAACTGCATCCATGTACTCAAGCAATGGGAAAGCCTGAGCAGTCACCGCAGGAACCTCTACTGGCATAATCGCGTTAGCAGACTTCATACGGATCAGTCCACCCGGAGTAGCGTTCAGCGCATCATCCAGATTAACCTGACCCTCAACCACGCCTAGACGAGCATTGTTCGTCAGATACAAGTTATCCAGCATCTGTCTCGTAACAGTAGACTTGATTAGCTGGATGTCCATAGTCCGGTCTGCCAACGACTGACCAAAGAACTTATGCGGAATCGGGATAGGACACAGACTGTGGAACGGAACTAGGTCACATTCCTCGTCATCGAGGATTTCGTTGCCCGAATAGGTAATCTTCCGTAGTTCGGCTATACCATCGCCATTAACGTCGATCTTGATGTAGCACTCGTAAACCTCAACCACCTGCATCGTGTAGTCAAGGCTGATGTTCTCATCCGGCTGCTCACCCTGAGAAAACCTAGCTACTCGTTCAGGAGTGTACTGAAGGTCATCATAGCTAGGCAAACCTTCCACAATGTCCTTATCGAAACCCATAGCCGTTAGCTCTGAGCGCGTCATCAAACGACGGTGAGCTACAAACGGACTATCCTCAATGGTTCGCGCAGACTTGCTAATCAGGAATTCTTCCGGCGGTACGTTCTCAATCTTCACACAGCCGTACTTCTTAACCGTCTTGACCTTGACCGTGTACATAGGAATCTGAATAGGCATCCCCATCATATCCACACCACCATCAAGCATCTCAACCTTCTGGCTAGTTACCTCAATGCTCGGATCACTCAAGAGCAGAGCTAACTCATCCTCAGTCAGATTCTTGTAAGTTTCCTTGTTGACATCTTCTTTAGCTTCCCAGTACGCCTTGACTACGCCGACCTTCTGCATCAGCGCATCTTTGAACCAGTTGTGCAGGATGATTAGACCGTCATTCTCACGGTAAAAGACCCAGTTACAGTAGTCTGTAGCCTGTCGTGATGACTCCTCATCTTCTGGAGTCTGAGGCTCAAAAGAGACAATATCCTCGGTAGTCGTAAAGACTCGGATCAATTGTGGCAATGCTCCGTCAATAGCTTCTGCTACCTCGCCGGTAACAATCTGGCTGCGTCCTTCTACCTCGTTGCCATAGGGATAACGCAGGTAATACTCTAGTGCCTTAGCACGTTGGTCGGTAGTCTCGGTATCGACATAGCCAATCGCATTGTCGATTTCATTCTCAAGAATACTCTTGATCTGCCCTTCGTCCATCTTCATAGCAAACCCCTAAGTTTTGCTCATTATACAATCCATTTAGTCGAAATTGGCAATGTTGTCTGCCATGAACCATCTGATTCGTCAAGACCTATGGCGAGGTATCGAAAACTGTCTGCCAGATGTGATGCCCAATTGTGGAGTGGCTTCTCATAGAATATTTGCCGCCTCTCGTCATGTTCCCTACGGTAGTTCCGTAAGGCATCCAATCCCTGCTTAGTCCTCGGATGGAACCAGCACCTCGGCAATAGTCTCCTCACAGCCTGTATCCCGTCAGCAACAGACAATCTAGGCGCAATCGTTATCGTTAGCCCTGCCTCCTCTAAGACCTCTCTACGGCTCTTTCCTGTGCCTAGTTCCCTTACCTGTACGTCATGGGGCAGGATATGGGTAAATCCCTCGTACTTATTGTCTCTTAGCCAATTAACGTACCAATCTAACGCTTGCCCATGATTTTCGACGCAATCAAGGAGTCTAATCTCCTTTCCAACCACCTGAGCAACCCATATAGCTGTAGAGTCACCCATGCCAAGGTCCCATGCAGTAAAGCTACGGCAGAGATCATCGCGAGGAAAGTCAGTAATATGATGATCCCTCTCAAGGTCGTTAATAAGTTTCCCATAGTAACTACCCTCGACGCTTGAATTGAAGCTGCACAAAAATTCTTGGTTGTACTTGTCTTCACCCATCTCTCGATAGGCAGCCTTTAGCTCGGACTCAGAAAGTATGTTGGTCTGGTCTGCCCTGTATTCTAGGTACTTCCAGCCTTCCTCAACCTTGGCTCTATCGGCTAGTTCAGAGAAATGGTTACGGCCTTTAGGAGTGCCAATGAAGCAAGCCCACCCAAGACGGTCGGCAAGAGCAGGTCGGATGATTTCGTTCCAAATTCTCGGATTCTGATCGCCAACTTCGTCGATAACCACGCCATCGAAATACTGACCGCGCAGACTGTCAGGATTATCAGACCCGTAAAGACTAACCCTACGCCGCCAAAAATCAACCCGTAACTCAGCAATGTTGGCAGTTGCATTAAGTGGCCTTGTGTACTCTAGTAGGTAATCCCAAGCGACTCTCTTGGCTTGGCTGTAGGTAGGTGCTATGTAGGCAAACCGTGGATTCGGCTTGTCGCACTCTATCGCGGCTTTGATGAGATGGTTAATTGCGCTAACAGTTTTTCCCATACGACGATGGGCAACCACCACAGTAAAACGATGCTGCTCAATAGCCTCATGGATCTGTAGCTGCTGCGGCCTCGGGTCATACGGTATGACAATCTCAGTCACCTAATTTCCCACCTTGTTTTTCCTTCTGCATGAATTGGCTGCCATTGCCTATTTCCGCGAGTAGTCCAACCCTTTCCTTCTTTCCACGATGGGCTTACGGCAACTTGCTTAAATCCAGCACCCTTTAAAGAATATCCTTTTTCTGATTCAAGAATATAAGTTATTAGCCTTTCTCCGCCCATCGCAGCCCATATTTTCCATACGCGACGATACAAAAAGGATGGCACATTTAATGGAGCATCATCCAATACACAAAGCCTAGTAACTTCAAGGGTCAAGCCATCATCAAGTTTTCTTGCGACTGGCCTTCCGGCTATTGCAACCCCAACTAAAATATTTTCTACAACGCAACCTATACTAAATTTATGACCTTGAACTTTTTTGCTATGCCTATGATGCTCAGCAACAAAAGCATTTGCATCAGCAAGGCTTAAATTTATTACTTTCATTAGTGCTGGCTTGTAGGCTTCTTGTAGCCGCAGTTAATGCACTGGTTGCCAATCATAAATGCACTGCACATAGGGCAGTTACTCATCTGTCGATACTTCATTTCTTACCTCCCCATCGAACTATCATCTCTTGAGCCTCACCATCCTTACCTGTTACCTCAGTCCTAGCCAGCTTAGGAATATGGTACTCAGATAGCTTCTGCATTAGGTCTAGTGCCTTCGCTGGATCAGGCTTGAGTCCTAGTACCTCATCGCCTTCAGCTACCCTCTGGAGCCATCTGTCCATGTAAGGCACGTTCTTCTCTAGCAGAGTAGCAATAGCATTGCGTACTACTGCCGTACTTTTATTAGGTACTCCTGCTGGTCTACCCTTACCGGCATTAGTTAGTCCCGGATGGGCTGTAACCTGCTTATCTTTACTGTCAGTTGTTTCCATTTTTGCATTACCTTTCAGGTGTCATGCGTAAAATACTTTGTACATATCCGGCCTGTTAGCCTTTATCCACTCTCGTGGCTCCTCATGGCATCTCTTGTAGTCCATCCCTACCGTTTGACTCCCGGCATGGTGAACATACGCCCTGCTTACGAAATGCCTAAATCCCGCTTCTTGCAGGTCATGGCAGATTATATTATCTGAATACCAATTCGTGCTAGGAAACTTAGCTACCTTCCAAGCCTCTCTCGTTATCGTCGCAAATATAGGTGCTATGACAGCCGTTTCCTTAATCTGCCCCTCACTAGCCCAATACAATCCTTGCTGCCTATCGTCATGTACCGGGAACCTAATGTTCTGGTCTGGCAATACATAGTCTGATCTTGCGCCAAGGAAACCTACTTTCAGACCGTTTTCTTTGATAACTTTACAATCTTCAGCTAATAACTTTATTGTTTCTGGATTGATAACAACGTCATCGTTAGCCACAATCAATGAATCGACTGCGATCCTTCCAAAAACGTCGCTGATGGCTTCATTATATGAGTCTCCAAAATTTCGACCAGTATTGGGTCTGACGATAACATTGGGAAGGATTCGCTTGAATCTCTCTCCTCTGGCAATGTCAACGCTATAAACGTAAACCGGGATGGTAGGTGCATATACCTTGATGCTCTCTAGCAATACCGAAATACCCGGATTGCTGACGTGACATATAACTATGGCTTGCATAAAACGACTTTCATACTGTCCACAGCCCTCGGAGTCCTGATTACTTCGCTATCTTCTTGTGTTTCTAGTAACTTTTGCCCTAGTTCCGACAGGTTAAATGCTAGTTCCTTTAGCTTAAATCCCTTATCCCAACCTAAATACCAAGCCCAATCTGTGTAATACAGCCAACTATTCTCGTTAAACGCTCGTACATGGGTCGGGTCTTGCCATGCCCCTAAACTCAAGTCATAAGGTACGCTGATATGGAACTCACCACCAGACTTAAGTAAGTCATAGCAGTTTTTCATAGCGGAAACTAAGTCAGGAATATGCTCCAGCACATCGTTGGCTATGATCTTCTCGAACATCTCAGGCTGTATCGTCATCGATCCCCATCGGGTATCAATCGTAGCTCCAAAATGCACCTTGGAAATATCTCCCCACCAATCCGGGTTAGTCCTCTGCTGAATATCGGCATTGACGCAATCCTCCCGCCAATCCTTACCAGAGCCTAAATTAAGCGTTACAGGCTGCAATTAGCTCCTCCACCTTGTCTGAACACAGCAACGGAATTAAATTGCGTATACGCTCGTCTGGTAGCTCCCACCAAGGTTTCTTTAGGAGTCTTTCTATCTGGCTCAACGTAAACCGGAGCCTAATAACCTTAGCCGGATTCCCACCGACTATCGCGTAAGGAGGAACGTCTTTCGTTACGACGGATTTCGCAGCAACAACAGCACCATCGCCTATCGTTACCCCTGACATAATCGTGCAGCCCGATCCTAGCCAGACATCGTTCCCAATAACAACATCGCCCTTAGTAGCTGGATGTCCTTCGCCATGATGCGGAAATTCTTCTTCATGGATATGCCCGAAAGGGTAAGTCGTTATCCAGTCTACCCTGTGGTTTCCACCGATAAATATCTCGACGTTATCGCCAATCGAGCAAAATGAACCGATCCTTACGTCTGCACCC